CTCGTTGTATTTCTCCTGTTAAGAGTATGCGCCCAACACAGATTGAAATTAACAGAACATCAAGTGAGATCGCAACAAACCAAATTACTTTGGGTTCAGACAAATTAGTTTTATCTCATGGGGCAAAGATGACTTCCGGTGGACAATTACCAGGAGTTAGGGCCATATCCATTACAGGTGGACAACCGCCATCTATCTTGCAAGGTAGAGGTGGTGAACAATATATTCCTTGGCTTGACCGGAACATCAACGAAATGTGGGAAATGCAGAACCTTTCTAATCCTAATCTGACCAGGGAAGGAAAGCTTGACCCGTATGCTATGTTATTTCACTCGCTAAAAAACAAGCAACAATTTTCAAGACCAGGCGAAACTTTTGAAGAATTCTTAATGGATATCACGGAAATCACCCTGGCACTTGCGAAAGAATATTACGATGAGAACCATTTAATCCCGATGGTAGGGAAAAATGAAATGGTAAATATTTCTGAATTCAAGCACACAGAACCTAATTCATATAGAATACAGGTAGAAGCTGTGTCCGCAGATACAGAAACAATGCTTGGTAAGCAACTTGCAATAAATCACACTCTCCAATATGCAGGAAACCAACTTGATAAAGAAGAGATCGGGCGTTTTATTAAGGCAATGCCTTTCATGAACAAAGAAGAAATGTTTGGCGATTTGACTTTAAAGCACGACTTGGCACAGAATATTATCTTGGCGCTTGATCGTGGAGAGCAAGTTGTACCAAACAAGTACGATGATCCTGAGTTTGTAGTTAAAAGATTGATCGCACGAATGAGGAACCCGGATTTTAAATTCCTAGATCAGCAGATCCAACAAAACTATCAGGTTCTTGTAGGACAATACGAAGATATTTTAGTCAAGCAACAAGTTGCTTTAATGCGTGCACAACAAGGATACATCCCAACAGGCGGATATCTTGTTAAGGCAGACTTCTATGTGCAGACACCAAGCGGTGGTTCTAAAAGAGTTGAGCTCCCATTTGAGTCTGTATCATGGTTGATTAAGCAGATCGAAGCACAGGGAGAAAGTTTAGAAGCTATAGCAGCTATGAACAAAGGCCAAGTCCAAGACATGGCAAATAAATTATTGAACGCAAACCAAGGACCACAACAACCACCACAAGGTCCACAAAATTGGCAGGCCCAGCAAGGTCCGGCAATGTAACAGGAGAAGTTTATGACACTAACACTTGAAGAATTGAAAGCAAAAGCAAGAGAAGATGAAGGGGCACAAGAGGCACCACAAGTTGATACACCACAGGAAGAAGTTCCACCAGTGGAACCACCTCCTGTTTTGGAAAATACTCAAGAAGAGGCACCTGAAGAAGAGTGGACACCTGATTACAATTTTAAAGTGTTGGACAAAGAACATTCTTTTCCTGAGTACGTTCGACCAATCATCACAAAAGAAAATTATGATGAGATGAAGGACGTTTATTCTCGAGCATACGGACTACCGCATGTGAAGGAACGCGCACAACGTTATGAGGAAGAATTAAAAAACGTAAAACCATTAGCAGAAAAATACACTCAACAGAATCAGTCTTTGGAATATTTGGGCGGCTTGTTAAATAAGGGCGACTTCGCAACATTCGCGGAGGAGCTAAAGATACCTAAAGAAGCGGTAATTAAATACGCGCTTGACCTGGTACAATATGATGACTTGCCAGCAGACCAGAAAAAAGATTATGATATGAGGAGAAACGATTCACGTAGACTAAGTGAGCTTGAGAGGAAAAATCAATTTCTTCAACAGCAATACACTCAGAATACTGTCCAGGCCCGGATGAATCAGTTAGACCAGAGTTTAAGTGTAGACTCTGTTAAAAGTTTGGCCGAACAATTTGACAACAGGCAAGGCCGCCAGGGTGCTTTTAGGGACGAAGTGATAAATCGTGCGGCACTGGTTGAGATGCAGACACAGTATCAACCAGGAGGACCGACGATCTTAACACCCCAACAAGCAGTCGATGAAGTTGTCAAACTGTACGGCCCGGCATTTGAACAACAGGTTAATGCAAAGGCAGACCAGTCCAGGCCCGGACAACAAGCAATCCAGCCCAAAGAAAAACCTGTTATTCCTGTAGTAAAGGCCGGTCATAAATCACCGGCAAGAAAAACGATCACGTCCTTAGATGAATTAAGGGCAATACAACAAGCTAAATTACAAGAGGGATAACCAATGGCAACAAACACAACTAGAACTTTCAGCTCAATGCTGCACGACTACTTACCCAATTCTCTTCTTAGAGAAGAAATGATCAAAAGAGATTGGTTTCTTACCAATGTTAAGAAAGACAACAATTGGATGGGCGGAGATATTCAGGTTCCTTTCGAAGCTGCACACGCATCAAGCATTAAGTTTGGTGGTCTAACGGCCGCTAACGCTATTTCTGAGTACAACTATGTTAAAGGTTCGATCACAGCTTACAAAGAAGTTTGGGGATCGCTATTGTTCTACGAAACAGACTTAATGCAACATGGAAAGCTTTCTGAGCAAAACTTCCTTAAACAACTTCCTGATCAAATTGACCACTTCCTAAACTATATGAAGGAAGCCGTGTCTATCAACTTGATGAGTGGTCCACACTTTGCCAAGATGACCGCTGACTCAGACTTGGCCAACGGTATCTTTGAAGTTGATAGAATTGACAGATTCAGCATTGGTCAAGAGTTTGACCTTGATGATGACAACAGTAGTGAAACTACTGTTTATGTTATCGCTATTGACGTTGGACTTAAGCGTGTAACCGTATCTGCTTCAAGAGGCGGAGCAGCAGCAAACGTTAGTGCATACACTACTGCACAAAACGCTAAGTGCTACCATCCTGGTATTTACGAATCTAACACTCCCACAAACCATTTTGTATCTCTAAGAAGCGCACTTCTTTCTGCTGCAAATGGCGGATCTTCTACACTGCATGGTCAAACAAAAACAGCTTATCCTTTCTTACAAGCTGTAAATATTTCTGGTTCTTCTGTAACTTCTGCCAACATTCTTGACGAATTGTTTGATGCAATCACTGAGTATCGTACAAGAGCAAAAGGCGGAAACGCAGACAAGATCGTTATGTCTTATAAGCACCTTGGTTCAATCATGAAGTTGATTGAAATCCAAAAAGGTTCTTTCAACGTAAGACCTGGCGACACAAGAGTTAACCAATACGGTTGGACTGAGATTGACATTACTTCTGTTAAGGGTGCACTTACTATTGTAGGTATCCAAGAAGCTGATGACGATGTGATCTTTGGCCTAGATATGAGAGCGTTTACACTACGTTCAAACGGACTTTTCAAAAAGAGAAGAAGTCCAGACGGAATCGAGTATTACGAAACAAGAGCAGCAACAGGTTACAACTACATTGTTGACCTATGCCTATTCGGTGAACTCGAAGTTACACAACCAGCTCTTTGCTGGGTAATGTACGGAATTTCTTATTAATCTTTCGTTACTGTTATGCGTAACGATTGCTCCAATTGATAGAGGTAGCCGGGCGAAAATCCCGGCCTCCTCTCTAAATAAAGGGAAAAAACTATGGCCATCACATCTTACCAAGAACACATTATCAACAGAATGAACAACGTAGCCTGGAAAACACAGCTAGGCACGATCATAAAAGATCTAGTAGACGGTGAAACCGATCTTACTTATGGAAGTATTTTCGTAGGTGGATCAGGCGGAGAGAGTACCGAATTAGACGTTTCTGCCGGTGGTAACATCATTCAAGGGAACGACACTACTGTTGAAGTACTTGATGCTTCTGGAAGTGGATACATCATGATAGGTAACGGAACAAAGCTTGCTTCTGTTGCTGTTAGTGGTGATGTAACTATTTCATCTGCCGGTGTTGTAACTATTGGCGCTGGAAAGATTCATCAAAGCATGATCGATGATCGTGAAATTTATGATGACTTTGAATTCTACCCAATCCAAGCAGCTAAAGGCGGTGGGGCACCTACAGGAACAACAGGCGACATTAACGTTTTATACAGTGGAAAACAAATGTACGAATGGAGTGTTCTAGGTGCAGGACAAACTCTTGTTAGTTTTACCTACGACACAAATGGCGTAAACTTTGCACAAGACCAAGGAGATGACGAAGGCTGTGAAATTACCACTGGAATCTTCTCAAGATCAGTAGTTAAGTTTACTTGTGGTACAGATGATTTCTACATGCAAGTACGCTTAAAGATTGCTGACGTTTCCGGAACAGATGACTGTGCGGTTGGCTTTAGAAAGCTAGAAGCATATCAAGCAAACATTGACGATTATGATGAAATGGTTGCCTTGAACGTTATTTCTGGTGACGTTAAAGTTGAAACCATTATCAACAATGGCGGAACAATTACCACTGACACTACTGAAAATGTAGCTGACACAAACTACGTTGACCTAAGAATTGAAGTTTCTTCAACCAATGGTCTAGCAGACGCAATTACTTTGGCCAACGATCTTAAGGCAAAGTATAATCTTCACATTGCCGATGTTACAGCACACACAGCTTCTGCTGATGCAACTAACGTAATTACTTCTGCTGATGCAACAGACTTGGCATCATTGATAACTCTTGTAACTGAGTTACTTACTGACTATGACTTGCATGATGACGATGCAGAACTTGGGGCCGCTTGGGTGTACCATGCTGCTCAAGAAGCTGCTGACGCTTCTCCTGCTGATACAACAGCTCCTACCGATCTACCTGAGTGTATGTACGATCTAACCAACTTGAAAGCAGAAATGGATACCCATTTTGCTGATACAACAGCTCATGGTGCCGCTACTACCGCAGTGGCCGCTGATGATGCTTCAAATGTATATTACAAAGTTGGCGTAAATGGCGCAGCGGTTGATGAGCCTGCAACTATTCCTGCTGGTGAAGTAGCTAACGTTATTCAAACACACACGTTTGATGATGGTGAAGTAGTTATTCCTTTTATCTACTTCCTTCATACAAGCGATTTCTGTGATACAATTTACCTGCAGCACTTCGAGTGCGGACTTCTCTAGTTTACAATGGGTGAGAGAGGGGAGTTCGTGCGGTCCTCCCCTCTTTTTTTCAATATCTCTATAGGAGAACAGAATGAACGTATATGGCCTACTGACAATGGCACAATTTCAAACAATTGCAGGAGGCCCAACGGCAGCGTTGAAAGGCCATGTTGCATTTAATTCAACTTCAGACAAATTAGAATGGGCAGACGGAACGAAAGTTATTCCTGTTCTATCAAACGATGACCACTGTGTAATCGGAACCAATGGCACTCTAGCAAATAACATACGCTTAAATAGGGCCGCAAATGAAGTGCTGCAATTCCTTACTGCAGATGACACAACAGCAGAGGGAAGTTTATCGGCAGATGGCGTGGCCCAAGTATCTATGAGAGTAGAAGGGTATGCTACTGGTTCCCTTCCTGCCACTAACGCTGCAAACGGTGGTCGTTTACTTTACGACACCACATTAAAAACGTTGCTTTTTGATAATGCAACAGCACTTAAGACACTTGCAACGATCGATGGAGCAGAGGTTCTATCAAACAAGATCTTAACTGCACCACAAATAAACGATACAAGCGCAGATCATCAATATATTTTTGGAGTAAGTGAGTTAGTGGCGGATAGGACGGTGACACTTCCATTACTAACAGGAGATGATGAATTTGTATTTAAAGATCACTCTGTTACTCTAACGAACAAAACGCTGACTAGTCCAGTACTTAATACCGGAGTAAGTGGAACGGCAATACTAGATGAAGATGATATGTCATCTAACAGTGATACACAGTTAGCAACACAGCAATCAATCAAGGCATACATTGATAGTGGAACGATAGTGATGTCAAATAAGACACTTACTCTGCCACAAATAAACGACACAAGTGCAGATCATCAGTACATTTTCGGAGTAAATGAACTAGCAGCAGATCGAACGATTACTCTTCCACTTCTAACAGGCAATGATGAATTCGTATTTAAAGATCATGCTGTTACTCTCACTAATAAAACTCTGACAAGTCCTGTACTAAATACAGGAGTTAGTGGAACGGCGATTAAAGACGAAGACTCTATGGCTTCGGATAGTGCTACTCATTTATGTACTCAGCAATCCATTAAGGCATACGTCGATTCAAAAACCGGAAGTGTTAACTACCAATTATCGAATAACTGTGGAGATGTATACACATCAAATACATCTGCAGTGGATATAACTAACTTGAGTGTAACCATCACTACTCTTGGGAACCCAGTTATGGTAGGTTTGGTTAATGTCGGGACAACAGTTGGAAGGATTTATGCATATAGTTCAACATCCATTGCTGATGCAATATTTCAGATATTAAGAGGAACAACCAAAATATCATGTTCACATGTAGAAAGTTTGGCCACTGGAGCAACAAGCATCCAAATGAGTATTCCTGCTGGAGCTCTTATGTCGATCGATGTAATAGGGGCAGGAACATATACGTACAAGGCACAGTACTTTGTGACTAATGCTTCGTATACTGCAAGGGCAACAAACGTAAGATTATTTGCTTGGGAAATGAAGTAAGGAATAAAATATGAATACAGGTTTAGTAAATTTAGGAACGCCCGAAGTTGCGATAACCGAAAAGACTGAAAGTTATAATCCGGAAACTACCGATGATTTTCTATCGTTTGACTGTACTTCTGGAAATTTAGAGGCTGTGCTACCTCCTGCTGCAGACGCATTAGGTAAGCGTTTTACTTTCAAGAAGACCGATGCCAGTGCCAACACACTAACCATTGATGGCAATGGAGCAGAAACAATTGATGGTTCTGCAACATTGGTCATTGGCGCACAGTATGGTACTGCACAACTAGTAAGTACAGGAACTGAATGGTTGACGACTGCTCCATCTATAGCTGGACTAACTGTTGAAGCTGCTTCTGTATTGAACCAGGACGTAACAACAGATGCAAAGCCTACCTTTGCTGGTGTAAGTTTAACAGCAGAGGCAGACGTTACAAGTCTGAATAGAACAAGCGGTGACTTAACTCTTAAGACCACAACAAGCGGTGACGTTGATATTAATCCAGTGAGTTTAATTACTCGTATTAACTCAGGGTCAACGACTAATGCAAGTACTCCTGCCATTTACTTTGGCGATGACACGGGCGGTGTAGCTGGAATCAGAAGCAACAATGGTGCGATTGAGTATCAAGATAATGGTGGTGGTTGGACTGGTCTTGCAGGGATTGGCGGAGGCGGTGGAGTTCCAAAAGTAACTTTATATACCGCAAATACTGCAACAAACATAAGCAACTCATCCTATAAGATCATTGATTTTGATGATCAGGTTTTGGATGATGGATCATATGTCACAACCGGTGCTAGCTGGAAATTTACGCCAGCAAACAATTCTGTGACATGGTTCCATGCTCAGGTTACACTAGGGACAACTAGTGTCCTTGGCTTAAGTGAAGACATCGTTATACGAATGCTAAAGTATTCTGGTAGTGCATCTGAATACTTAAGAAACATTCATTACATGGAAGGTTCTCCAGCTGGAGCGTTTATCACGATGAACCTGTCTGGTGTCATAAAGCAGACAACAGGAACAGACTACTACTACATTGATATATTTCAAAGGTCTGGATCGACTGTTCCTCTACAGAGTTCCTATACAACAGCGACATTTTTTCAGGCAATAACCTTTACATCTTGATAGGTAGTCCATGGATCACTTATGTGAACACAAAGAAATGTTGGCCGAGATGCGGAAAGATATTAAGAAAATCCTGCAACGTGTATCGGTCTTGGAAGTCAAGGCAGGAATGTGGGGTGCTGTCGGTGGACTAATCCCGTTCATCGTTTGGTATCTCACCAAAAAATAGGAGGCATTATGCCAGAAGAAAAAAAGAATTTTGATTGGAAGAAGCTATGTAGTAAACTTTGGACTCAAGGTATCCACACAGCTTTAAAAGAAGAAGTTTGTCCCATTATCCCTACTCAGTTTGATGAGATGGGCCTAGAAGTTTTGGACAAACTTGTGACAACTTTCCTATCCGAAAAAGAAAACACTGAGGAATAAGCATGTTAACTCTTACATACGGACGCAAGAAGCCTGAAGATAACGATGTTGGTTCTCCTGTATTTGATGCGTTGGAAAACAATATAACGTTGGATGATGCGCACACACATAATGGAACTAATTCGTCTAAGCTAACAATTTCGTCACTTACTAGAACTACTCAGGCAATTGCCTCTGGTAGTTGGGCAGCAGCAGCGGACGGTACTGGAAGGTATAAACAAACTGTCACTATAGCAGGCGGCCTTGAGTTTGACGACATTGGCTTTATGTTTACAAATGATGCAGACGATTCAATGCTTCACTTGGACATAACAAAGGCCAGTGCTACTCAGTACGTTGTATACTGCAATGATAATACTTTAGACGTAACGGCACTATACTTATGATTTCTTTAACTTCGCTTAAGCTCGAAAAGTTTCACGGTGGTCTAACTGATCATCCAGTGGATAACGATATTTATCGTTTTGAAACTGGTGATAATATCTTGCTAGATCGCGATGGAAAACCTATTCAACGTGATGGTTCCGTTCTATGGGATTCAACGAATGATAGGATTGCTGATGCCAAGAAAATTACCATGATTGCATTGCAAGGTGGTGATTATCTTTTCCATGTGAATAAGAATATCTATTACGTGGATACGACCTGGCAAACTTTGGTTGGGCCAGTCACTTCCAACCCTGTGTTGACTTCAGGTGGCGAAGAAAGCATAATTTCCTGGTCATATTGGAATGAACATCTGTTCATAACAAATGATGATTTTGCTCCAGTATGTAAGATTTATGACGATGATTCCGGTGACAAACAGGTACGGACTGCAGGACTTCCAGATCTTGCGTCCGCCCCTACCTGTACACCCACTGCAGATACGAGTAAAAATTTTCTGTACCGGTTTCTTTATAAGTACACATATAAAGTTGGCACTGTTGAGTTTATCGATTATGGTCCGGCCACTGAAGTATCTGTAACAAATGCTGATGCTCCTCAGACAAACCAGATAAACATTACTGCTATTCCAGCTTTGGCAAATAGTACGACATACAATTACGATACAACAGCAATTAAAGTAGAAGTGTATAGAACAGTTCATGACGGCACAGTATTCTATTACGTAGGAGAAGTGACCAATGGAACAACAACTTTCACTGATAATGTGTCTGATGCTACTATCATTAATAATTCGACCCTTTATACCGAAGGGGGCATACTCGACAATGATCCTCCGCCTTTGTGTAAGTTTCTACATATTACTAATGGGATTGGGTATTATGGTCATATTAAAGTGGGCACAGAAATCTTTTCCAATCGTGTTCGCCAGTCCGTAAAGAATGACGTGGATTCTTGCCCGGCAACAATGTATGTTGACGTTCAGAATCCTATCACTGCGCTTGGTTCATACAAAGGAAGGCCACTTGTATTTTCTAAGAGTGAGCATCACCGAATAGAAGGAGCGTTTGATGAATTGGGTAGAGGTACTGTCAATGCGATACCTGTTAAAAATATTGGTACGGAATCTCCGAATAGCGTTGTTGAGACTCCGTATGGAACATTCTTCGCTGGACCTGATGGATTTTATGTAACCGATGGTTTTGAGTCCTACCGTGTGTCAGATGAATTCGAAGAAACATATACAACATTGGTTCAGACCGATGATCAAAAAGAAAGAATCTATGGCGCTTACGATAAGAAAAGTAAGCGTGTTTGGTGGGCCGTTCAATCATCTGAAGCATCTGCTTCTGAAATAGACAAGTGTTTTATTCTCGATCTTAAGTGGGGAGTGAAACCGGATAGCTGTTTTTCAACAGCATCGAACGGAACATATTGGGCACCAACAGCACTTTATTTTAAACCGAACGGCAATATGATCCGTGCTGATAGGCGTGGATATATTTTCGAACACAGTGGAGACTATAAATCTGATCCAAGAATTGACGTTGATGCCGCTAGTTCTGCTGATTGGGATAGGGCCACAATTATTTTTAGTCTTAAGACAATCGTTAGTAGCTTTGGGAATGTTATGTTGAGGAAATTAAATCCTAGAGTAAACATTGTGCTTAAGAACGTGACAAACTTATTTTTGCAAATGTATTCAATCGCTGATGTTGGACTGAAGAGAACGATTATTACATCAATACTTCATAGGACCAATTGGGTTTGGGGCGATCCTTCCTTTACCTGGGGAGATGATGAGTTTGTTTGGGGAGGTAGCGGTGTTATTGAGCAACAAAGAAGATTGTCCGGGAGTGATCTCAGATGCTCATTTAGACAATTTGAGTTTACTAATGCCTATGCAATTATCACTAAGTCAGATGATTTATGTACAGCGGTTGTTGACTCTTCTGCGAAAACTGTAACACTGTCCGATACAGCGACATATGATTGGCCTACTTATTTGGTTGATTACAAGATAAGTTTTGAGGATGATAGTTACGATACTGAATTCCCTATCTTAACTCGTACAAACGACGTGATAACAGTACAGGATGTTGGCGGAAATCTGCCAGATGGAACTTATAAGTGGCACATTAAAGGTTATGCAAAGGATCAGTTCTTTCATTTGCTTGCGCTTGGAACAGAATTTTCTTATCTTGGAAAGACACAGAACTATTATTCTTCCACACAAGCAGGGGAGAATGCATGATTAAATTATTGCTGACAGAAGTTCTTGACCGTTATGTACGGGAAAACTTTAAGACAATTGAAGAAGAACTTAATAAAGCAACAAAGGTAGTGTCGCACCCGAACTATTCAGACTCAACAAGGCCTATGTCTGGATTAACTAAGGGCGACACTATTTATAATACCGATGATGGTCAACTTAATATTTGGGATGGTACACAGTGGACCACTCCTGATGGGGCAGCAACATGAGTGCATCTGCAGCTATTACTATTACTCAAATTGTGGAGGCAACTTTAAATGTAGTCGATGAACTTTTAAAGAAACTTCCAGATTATGAGCAGATTAAGAAAGAAAAATATTATCGTCTAAAGAAAAATTATAGGTCATTGCTTACAAGGGATCATCCTTATCGTGATGATAATGCGATTGACAACGCCCGTGATGAGTTAATGGAATACGTATTAGTTTTTTCAAAGGAAATCAAATGGAACGAAAAGCAATAATTACATCACCGCAAGATTTTACTAACTCATGGGTAGACCTTGGGGCAGAAATACCGATGGGTGGATTCCGCAAACTGGGGATCTTTGCCACATTGGATATTAATAGTTCAAACAATGCCAGGATTCGTGCACTTGGTAAACTAGATAGTGGCGGAACAAAAGAGTATCAGCTTATAATCAGCACTGTTAGTGCAAGCAATGTAAAAATTGAAGACGCTTATTATGAGTGGAATGCAGATGCGGACATGGAAACAATTCTTGTTGTTGATACCGATGGCGTTGTTCCATTTATTCAACTTCAAATTATGGCCGAAACTGTTGGAGCTACAGCAGCACAAATTGATTATTGTGAAATTACTAAAGTTCAGACACATAAGAACAGATAGGCGGCCACATGACTGGTTTAATAAATCAAAATGAAACGCAAGCACTATCAGACAGCATTGGTGCAAGTGAACCTTCGATAGTTTCTAAGTCCGTTCTGTTTGCCAAAAACGATAGTGGTAATTATGTCCCTGTCAGGGTAAACGACAATGAACAGCTAAAAGTTGTCCTTGATGGTAAGGTATGTACAAACAACACAACAACGACTCCGCTGCTTGCTGGTGCTGTCTACACTGGTATAGCTGGAGAAACCCTTGACTATGCCTTAATCTTTGTAACCGTATACTCTGATGTTGAATCGGCAACAGATGGCCTACAGTTAGAATTTTCAAGCGATGGGACAACTTGGCGATCTGGTAATGCAGATTCATTCACTATTCCAGCAGGCACAGAAAAGACTTTTTCATTTCAACCTTTGAGAAGATATTTCAGAGTTAAGTACACAAACGGTGGAAGTGATCAGACAATCTTTGACCTTGAAACAATCTTTAAAAAGACCAACTCCAAGCCATCAAGTCACAGAATCCAAGATGCCATATCAGATCAAGATGATGCTGAACTGGTTAAGTCAATTTTAACAGGTAAGACTGCCGGTGGAAACTTCATAAACTTTGGGGCAACCAATGGTGGAAACTTTAAGGTTTCACTTGAAGAGTTTGAAAGTGGTGTTTCAACTAACAGCAACACACAGCTTAAAGTTACTCTTTATGATAGCTCTGGAAATGAGGTAGCTGCAAGCGGTAAACTATCAACTGAAACAACAATCGTTGGTAACCAAAACGAAGACAGATATGTTTGGGTAGCTCCTAGTAATGCACTAAAAACCCAGACAGATGTTAGACTGGTTGGAACAAATTTCGATGGTACAAATAAAGACCCTAATTTCTGGACCGAAACGGTTGTTGGTAGTGGTTCTGTTACTCAAGCTGGTGGTGAGATTGAACTTGACACTGGAACGACAGCGGACTCCAGCGCAACTTATGACTCTGTTAGAAGGGCCAGATTTATTGTTGGTTCTGCACTTAAATGGCAAGCTGTTTTAAAGTTTGTGACAGAAGGGACAGCGAACAATGTTAGAAGGGCAGGGGCATATGATGATGATAATGGTTTTTTCTTTGAGTTAGATGGAACAACTTTTAGTGTAGGGTTTAGAAAAGGTGGAGTAGATACAACTATTAGCTCAGGTTCTTTTAATGGGAATGGTGGAGCAACTTATAGTCTAGATCAGGCATATCACAAGTTTGTTATCGAGTGGGCACCTAAAGGAGTTTTCTTTTATATAGACAACACTTTGATTCACAAAGATGGACAAGGACATAGAAGTAACTTCTTATCTCTGCCTATCAGAATTGAAAATGTAAACTCTGGCGGTAGTACCTCTGATGTTGCTTTTGACTGTTTGGCAACGGCCATTTTAAGACTTGGAGAATTACAGACAAATGGAACTTACAAGTACATTGGTACTAACACCACAACTGTTTGCAAGTATGGGCCTGGCGTTCTTCAAAAAATAGTCAACCTAGATAATGCTGGTAGTGTTACAGTTTATGACAATACAGCAGCAAGTGGAAATCAGATAGCAGTTATAGATACTGCCAAGGCGCTTGGTACGCTATCTTTTGATGCTCCTTTTAGTACTGGTCTTACTATTGTATCTGCTAGTGGGGCAAAAATAACCGTTATCTACGAATAGGGGGTCACATGAAAATTTTATTGATCTTGGCCATGACCTTTGCAGCAAGTAACATCGGATGTTCTACTGTTGTCATACGAAAGTTTCCTGAGCGTAGGTATCATGCTTGTACGACTAAAGAAGTTAAGGAGAATGTTGGCAAGTATTGTTTTAGGGCGTGTAAAAAGTACAAGTTATTGCGCAAAAAGATACCAGAAAATTGCAAACTTTGGTACTTGCATGTGCTTGATGTAAGTGATGAGAAGGACTTTGCCGCCTTAAAGAAGGCCGGCTTTGTATTAATTGGTGAACATAGGATTTAAATATGAGGTATTGGACTTACTCAGAGATCAAAACGAAAGTGCGCAATGACCTTGGGTTATCGCAAGAAACTTTCGTCAGTGATGCTGAAATGTTGGGGTATTGTAACGATGGCATCAATGATGCTGAGAAGGAAATACATACCATTTATGAAGATTATTTTTTGGTGAATAGCCAAATATCAATAGTCGATGGTACTTCTCTTTACTCTTTGCCATCGGATATATTCGCAAACAAAATACGTGGCGTTGTATATTCATATCAAAATACAAAGTACCCGATTTATAAAATAGAAGAACAGGACATGTTTGCAAACATTGCCATTGATGATTACAATGCTCCAGGGACGTATCGATATATTTTGGTGAATACAAGTGCAGCAGCAGGCGTGCAAATGAGACTTGTACCTGAAGGGCAGGCAAATGAAACAGACGCTATTCAACTTTGGTATATCAGAAACGCGAACAGATTAACTGGTGATTCTGATATCTGCGATATACCAGAAGGGATTGAGTTCATCATGCAATATATGAAGAAACGTTGCTACGAGAAAGAGGGCCATCCGAACCTAGCTCAAGCAGTGATTGATTTAGAATTTTACAGGAAACAGTTAATCGTGACCTTGAGTAACATGGTTCCCGATAACTATGACGAGATTAACAAAGACATGACCTTTTATTGGGAAACAGTTTAGGAGGCTACCGTAATGGCAAATGCACCAATAATGAATCCAGGTGGAACATATCAAGAATACCAAGAACAGCTAGCTAACTATAATGCCACTGATCCAGTAGCAGCACAACAGCATATTACTCAAGCAATACAGGCAGCTCTTGAAAAGCATCCTACAATAGTTGGTAATGCAATTGAGCGCCCTGAATTTATTTCAGGTATGGAGATTCAAGAAGGCGCTGGAGGTTCCAAATATTTTAAACAGCAAGGTGGATTGTCTGCGAAATATGATTACGATCCCACTGCGATTAAGATGGGCTACAATCCTGAAGCATTGAACTGGCAGTATCAACCGGAACAATTGCAGAGTGCCTATGATGATCAGTACATGGGAAGGATTTGGGACGAAGCTACGGCAGAAACTCCAAGCTGGCTTCAAGGTGCCTATGGTCAACAAGACTTGCTTAAGTCACAGAACATCGAAGCTGCTCAAAAATCATCGGCAGCAGCACTGGCAAAGGCCAGAGCAGATATGGCCATGAGAGGTGGAGCAAGATCTGGAACAGCAAACATGCTGGCACGAATGGGTGCAAGAGATTTGAACCAAACATTAGCAGGTGTTCGTTCCCAGGATGCTTTAACTAGGGCAGGACTTGGACAACAATCAGCTCAAATGCAACAAAATATGATGATGCAATTACCTGGAATGGAAGCGCAACGTGCAGGCATGGCCAATCAACTTGGTATGTTTAACGTTGGTGAGCAGGCAAGAAACGCAGCTCAAGACATGGCCACTCAACAATTTAATGTTGGACAGCAAATGTCTGCTGAACAAATGAGATTGGCAAACGAACAATTTAATGAGCAACAACGACAGGCCGCTGCCACTGGTAGAGCTTCAATGGACCAATACAATAAATCAAATTTGCTTAACCAATTAGAACAATTGAATAGGGCAGAACTTGCAGCATATGATACTGAGATGCAGACATGGGCAGCAAACCAACAGGCCAATGCCACTCAAGCTGCAGGCGGTGGTGGAGGAGGCGGTTGCTTTATAACTACCGCTGTTTGTAACTACCTTGGCCTAGATGATGACAATGAAATATTGAACGCTTATAGAAGAATGCGTGATGAGTATGCCAGACTTATTCCAGAATTGAATTTAATGGTTGCAGACTATTACACTTTTGCACCAACTATTGTGGAAAAAATTGAGCAAAGTCCGGATAAGGACGAAATCTACAAAGAAATACTTCACACTTATCTCATACCTGGGTTCAAGTTAATTAAGGAAAGTACTAATTATGACAAAGCGTCACAATTATATATTGAGATGGTGAAGCAACTAAAAGAAACTTTTATATCTGGAGAATAGTATGGGACTTTTATCAAGTGGTTTAGCAGGTGGAATGGCCGGTGGTGGTGCATTCGCAGCAGGAACAGGAGGTTGGGGAGCATTGGCCCTTGGACTAATGGCCGCGGCTGGTTCTGAGATGAAGAGTAGGGAGCAGAAAAAAGCGTTTGAACGAAAAAGAAAACTTGCTGCCGAAACAGCACGTTACCGTCCATGGACTGGCCTTACTCCTGACACAAATTTTCAAGAGCCTAGTTGGATGGGCAATGCCATGAAGTATGGTGCCACTGGTGCAATGATGGGCCAAAATATTCAAGCTGCTCAACAGAACCAGAAATTAAAAGACAGCTTAGTTAAGTTAAACCAGGCAAAGACTGATGAAATATTGGCCAACTCCATGACCGATGCACAGAACACGGAGCTGATGGATATGTTTAATGCTCCTGCTCCTGCTCCAACGGCTGCCCCTGTTCCAACTGGAACTGGATCAGGTGGCGGTGGATGGTTATCTATGAACCCACAAGTTGGTTATGTTCCTCCTACTGCTGGAATGACAAACATGTATCAAAATAATCAATCAAAGCCTGGACAAGATTTACTACGTTGGATGTACAAATAAGAAGGATGAACTATGGCCTATCAAACATATACAGGGATGGAACAATCACAACCATCATGGAAAAATAAGGCAGCGGCCCGGCAAAAATTGGCAGATTGGTGGGATAGAATAACTGCAGATCCAGGACAAAAGCATCCTGTTCAACAAGCAGCTGAAGCAGGCCATATGTCACATGCCATGGCACCAACGCCACAAACTATCCAACCAAACGCAGATAGTTGGAATGGAATGCTTAATTTTGCCAGGGCAAACGCAACACCATTGGCACAGAACTATGTTCAGCAACCACAATTCAGACAAGACTTGGCCCAGGATATTGCTCCACCTATGGAAGAAGTGCTAGGCATGACAAAGAATCAAGTTATGCACAGTAACTTACAAAACTGGCAGAATAAAAAGGTAACTGATCAGCAGGGGTTAGTGGATGATATATCGAAGGCACCTACTCCAACAAAAGATCCAGTATATGATGCTGAGAAAAGTTATGCTGATCAACTAAAGGCACACTTTCAAAAGTCTATTGAGAAGAGGCAAGAGTCACTAGACTATGCCAATAAACTTCGTGATGTGTTCGCACAGAATATGGGTGATGCTCAAGTAGACTACTCTCCATTGCTGGCATTAGTGGACAGTGAAACAGGAAGTCAGTTAAGTAAAGGGTACAAAGTACCAGATACTTTAAGAAAACGAATTGGCCAATTAGAAGCAATGAGAAGAAGTGCTGCTCAAGAAGAACGCGGAATTAGCCAAGATATGCTTGGACTAATCAAGGCCAAGGCACTTGGGGCAGAAGCAAGAGCAAGGGCAACACAAAGAGCAGAAGATAAACAAAAAGCATCAGACCTTAACATGTACCAAAAAGCATTTTCCCAATATCGTGGTGAGGGTAGAGGTC